GACGTATTGCCAGCACCAATTGGTCTCAACTTCAACGCCCCAAGATTGGTTGCGGTAGAAGTATTTATTATGTCCGTCTGACTTCCATAAGTGATTGGATTCTTTACGATACCAACACGAGAGAAGGTATTTCCAATCACATAATCTGGATCAGAATCATACTTGGAGTAGACCATAACTCTGTGTGATCCGAGTTCACGGTAAATATCTTTACCATGACCTCCTTTTGGTGGAATGATAACCTCAAAAAGACCACCACTTCCACTTACAACTGCAACCGATCCAGATGATGTAGTGCTAAAATTCAAAAGTGCTTTAGTATATCCAGACCCACCATTCGTGACCTGAACACTGGTGATTTCTCCACCAGTAATTGACACTGAAGCAAATCCACCAGTGCCATCACCAAGAATTGGAATATTTGAAACTGTTCCCGTGGATGAACCTCCACTCAGAGAATATCCACTACCTCTATTTTTGATAACAATCGTTTCTAATTTCCCTTCAACTGCAGCATTTTTTACTGCCTCTGTATTAGCGTCTCCCCAATTGCTTGGAAGTGGAATATAATTATCAGTTGTGAACTTTATAATATCTGATGGAGTAATAGTATAGAGATACTTCCAAAGATAACCATCCGCACCATTTCCTGCTTGTTGTGGAATAGTATCTACGAAGTTTGGTTCATTCAGAGACTTTTGTCCATTTGGGTAGTCTGGGTTCGCACCATTGTTTAAACAAATATAAACCTTGTATTCAGAATTTACGATATAGAAACGAGATTCGTACAGTGTTTTTGCATTTGTCTGTGCCGCAGCATTATCAATATCATAGTTATTTCTGTACATGTCATAAGTTATACCAGACTGCCAGGTATATCTTGTGACAATTCTAGAAACATCACTTGCAGTTACTCTCTTGAGGAAGAGCATACTATCATGATATGAGTCTTCTTGCTCAAATGAATCTCTTGGGTCTGGGGGACTAGTTGACCAATTAGAATCTCCATAATTATCAATATCTACATTAGTGGGATTTGGATGTCCCAGGAATGTATAGTAGTAATTTGTGGTTGTACCAATCCCTGTGAAACTCTTTGCAAAAGTCTCAGCGTTTAATATTCTAAATTGGTCAGTGATTATAGCTGGCATGTCAGTGCGATTTTTGACTATTTATACTTAAATTAATAAGCTAATCTCATTTGGAGAATTCTAGAAACATGTGCAGAAGTTTCAATTCCAACTAAACCATTTTGATTGTAAAACTCAAATGCTCTAGAGTTTGTAGTTGATCTAGATGAAATATCAATAGAACCCCAGGTGTAATTACCAAATCTTTCCAAATCGGTTGGAAGGGTTGAGGTATTGATTCCATTTAAGGAATCTACGTTTACTGAAACACGAATTGAAGAACTTCCAATTGAAGTAACTTTGCTTGCATAATAAACGTTATCAATGAAACTATTTCCAATAGCAACAACGTTAGATACATCATCAATAATTGATGTAACTCCACTTCCAAGTATTGTATTTTCTAAGACAAAGTAGTCACCTGTTGAAATTCCAGGTTTAGATACCTGAGAATTATTTGGACTGGTGCTATAGATATTTGGATGTGGAATCAAATCAATCTCAAGCATTGGCGAAGTAGTATTAATGCCCGTGGCACTGGTGCCAATACCGATAACTAATCCATAATCACCTTGATATGTTACAGTCTTAATTACTTCTGTGACTGCTGTTGTTCCCAATCCAACAATAATGATGTCATTAAGAGTTTGACCAAGGTCATCAATTCTGCTGAACAAGTATGGATCCTTCACGTACATCTTAGTATCAGTTGATCCAACAGATGCAATAATATTTGTGTTTGGATAGATTTGTGGTTCAAGGTAATCTCTTTCCTTAGAAACCTTTTCTCCATCAATGATCAAATCAGAAGTTTGCTTAGTCCAAATAGTTGGTCTTGTGAATGCAGTATCAGTTATAATGCCAACACCACTATAGTTTTGGGTTTCTACAGTATCTGATGCAATTAATTCATAAATGATTCTCTCTCCTTGCTGTGGAACATTATCTTGGGATTGTAAAGTCAATCTATCTCCAGGTTTGATTGTCTCGTCAATATTAACTTCAATATAATCACCAGAAGAACCAACATAGAAATATACTTTTAGTTTACTTCCTGGTTTTGGTGCCTCTTTAAATGTTAAGCGAGTTCCACCACTGAATGTGTAATCCTGTCCTGGTTTCTGGAGAACATCATTCAAGAATATCATGAGGTTATTCTCAAGAATAATTCCAGATCCACTTTGTGCAACTATACTATAGTATTCTTTGTTGATGATAGTTCTTGTGAGCAAGAATGACTTTCTGAATCCGTTGAATAGATTACTAAAGTCATCTAATTCCAACAACTGTCCAAATGTCCATCCAGAGAACTTGTTCTGGTATCTATTTCTAACAGTAATCTCAAAGTTGCTTGTTCCAACTCCAACTTGGAAAGGAAGTTCAGTCAGAGTTAGTACATCACCAATTTCATAACCGAGTCCACGATCAGAAATATCAAAGGATACTACGCTTCCTCCAGTTCCAACAACAACATCCATCTTTGCTCCAGATCCTTGACCGCCAGAGAGTGGAATATTTTTGTATGGTTTTGGTTCATCAATTATAACAAGAGGTGGATTTGTGCTTGTATATCCACTACCAGCAACTGCAATTGTGAATGAAGTGACCAATCCAGCGGTAACAGATGCAATTACCGAGGCACCAACTCCAACACCAAGGGTGTCTGCAATAGAAACTCTAGGTACACTGATATATCCAGATCCTCCAGTGGAGAGACCAATAGATTGAATGGTTCCGCCAGCAGAAACAACAGCTGTCGCAAGTGCTTTTCTTGGTACTTGATAACCACTTCCAATTCCAACATCAAATTCATTGATGATTCCACCTTTTGGTAGATCTTCAACACCAGTTCCAGTAAAATCAATTGTTTGACCTGTACCTACAATCTGATAATCAGATTCTAAGATTGATCCAACATCACCATAGAAAGGTCTTTGGAAGATGTTGTTTATGAGAATAGCACCAAAACTAGATTGGATTCCACTAATCGCTTGGGAATTTGAAGTCAAATTGAACTTATCAGTTGCACCATCAAATGATTCCGAAATGTCATCAATGATCAGGTTTGTACCATAATTCAAACGATAGAATGCTCTTCCAGAGAATGAAGTTCTAGTCGTAAGTGTTCCAATACCAGCAGGACCATATGGTGATTCAGTAAAGTATATGTTTCCATGGTAGATTCTGTAGTCTCCAGAAAGAACTGTAACTGCTGCGCCAACAGTATGTGCCGCCGCCACGGTTCCCATTTGTCCACGGATCACATCAAGAGAATTAGTTGCACCAACACCAACGAGTTCAACTCTAATAATCTCATCTTCAATCTTAAGTAAAGACTTACCTACAATATTTGAAGCGTCATTCAAGAATACTACAGTGGAACCTATACCAACAGCAGATGACAGAGAGACTGAAACATCCTTTCTTGCTATTGGACTTTGAATAATATTGTCTAATGTTATAATTGTTCTTGTGTTTGCAAGGTCACTATCAACTTCCAAACTGTGTGTGAGTCCAATTCCAGTAAGTGTGGTAAATGTAACAGCAGTTCCTGCAGTCGCCTCTGAGGCACCTATAGCGAGTTGTAACTTATCTTCAGTCACCCTAATCGCATAGACGGTCTCTGGGAGGATACTGGTGGTTCCTATGCCTATTCCTAGTGAACTTGTAGTGACAATTCCAATGGAAGATCCACTATTCAGATCATTATTTGTTGGAGAATATAATAATTGCTCTCCAGTATTGAAATTATGTCTTGGGATTGTAATTGTTGATGTAGAAGTATCAATTCCTGTAGGATCAAACGTATGGTAGAATAAAGTATCTCCACCAGTGAAGAGGGAGAACGTGGAAAGTCCTACGATTCCACCACCAGTAGAAGTTACAAATCCTGTAAACTGTGGACTAATATCATCAATTAAGAGAACTTTATTTGTTCTTGATTCGTTATAGTCGGTAATAACTTTTGAATCAAACTTAACAATTTTGGAAAGTGAAGGATCAGTTGTATCTTCCGAAACAAGATCATAATGAGTAATAGAATGAACTGATGCCAAACTATTAACCTCAACATTCAGATCAATCTGAGTATCAGTTATACTCATTCCAACTGTGTTTCCGATTCCATTGATGATTTCTAAATTAGCAAAATTCTTATAACCAGAAACGTGTGTCAGACTATTAACTGGTTCTGACCAATTTTGATATGGAACCTCACCTCTTACCGAGTAAGAGAATCTTTGATAGTAGTCATTATCATGAATACGTTGTAAATCATAATTTAATTTTCCAGTATCAGTTTTCCAAGTGCTTTCATTCTCAACAATACTTCCAACATTCAAGTCAAAATCAAATGAGAAGATGTCAGATACTGTTGATTTAAAGTTATTTGTTGCTCCAATAATAATGTCTTCTTTTTCAAATTCTCCAATAACATTGGTCAATTTAAGTGTTTGTGCCTCTGGGTCCCAACCATTCTTGGCAACAACACCAGTAGCACTTCCATCTTCAGATGTAATCTTTTCTCCCTCAAAGAACTTGACTTTTTCAAATTCTGGTTGAAGTGATGCTAAGTTATTAGACTTGATGACTCTACCGAAGGTGCTAGTTGGGTCATATGATCCACCAGTGCTTCCAATCCCAGCAATAGAATATGTAATACTCTCAGAACCACTTACAGTATTGATGCCAGTAACGGTAAAGTTACGATAACCATAATCACTTGAATTGTATCCATCTGCAGAGTTGGTAATCTTAATATTTTCAACATAGATTTCATCATTTACTGCAAATGGGAACTCTGTAAATCCAATAATAGGTGCTCTCAAGAATAATGTATTCGCTGCAAAGGACGAAGTAGCGTTGATTACGCCAACACCATTTGAATTGTTTGTGGGGATTACTCTAAGATCTTCTGAAAGATTACTGTCACTGGATAGAACTTCAACTGAAAATACTGAGTTGCCTTGAACAGTTGTATCGGTTAGAATTGAAGAATTTCCAATCGCAACGACTGTTGGTGCTCCAGTATAATTCTTACCGCCAGTGGTTACACCAACTGACTTCAGAGTGAATATATTTTTCAAATTCAGTACTAGATTTGAGTCTGCTTTTGGTGTAAGTGTTCTATCTTCTGTGAATTCTAATCCTTGATGAATGATTTTACTATCAACAATTCTTCCAATGGAATTTGATTTTACTGAAACCAAAGCATTTGATCCAGTAGTAGAACCAATAGAAGTTAATTGTGGAAGTGTTTTTGTTGGTTTTCCAAAGTTAGAAATCCTTACTGAATAAATTCCACCAGTTTCTGTTGAAGAGTTAGTTGAATAAATTGCAGAACTAAATCCAGAGGAAGTATAAGAGTTTGTTTCTGCACTACCGACAAGAGTAAAATCAAATGTGGTGCTTCCAATTCCAGAAACAGTGTGCAACTTATTGAACTTGGAATTTAGAATATCAATTGAGGAGTAATTGTCAACATCTGTATTTGCAGACGATGGGAAGGTATTGGTGTAATTTAAGTCATCACCTTCTATTCTGTAGAAGAGACTTTCTGGTAATGTATCAGAAACACTAATGGAAATTACAGTACTTGGGTTTAAATCACCAAATGTTCCGTTTTTGATAATTGATGCAGACTCATATCTAGTTTTAAATTGATTATCTGTATAGAAATTGATATCATAGTCTACCAGACTACCATCAGATACTGCAATAGCAACATTGTTTCCTCTATAGAATTCTAATTTTGGATTAATTTTGGAAATCTCATGAGTTCCCGATCCATATGTAGTGATTCCAATGTGATTATATGGGAATGATAAAGCATCATACTTAGTCTCAGCTAACTTGATTGTGTCATCTGATTCCTTAATTACATAATAGATTCCATTATTCTGGAGAGGAGTAGCGATTCCAACCGAGTTTACATAAACAACAATGTCTCCTGTATTGAAGTCATGATTATTCAGAGTGATGGATGAATTTGTAGTCCCAACACCAATTGCTGTAGATGCAAAAGAAACTGGATTTACGACAAGTTTCTTGATTGAATTATTAAATTTAAAATTAAAGGTTTGTGTTCTGCTTGGTTTTACATTTAATCTGACTGAATCACCAACTGCCAGTGAATGCTGTGTGTCTAGGGTTACAGTAGCAGAAACTTTCTTAGCAGATCCAGTTAAATTAGTCTTGATGACTTCAAAACTGTGTGAATCTCCAGTAACAGCAGTGAAATAAACATAATTGGTAGTGAATCCAACTTTTGCTGTAGAAACGCCAATATATTCATCATTCAACTTAACGCAGTACAGTTTATCAAATGCATCTAAGTTAAATGTTGGAGTTAATGCATCAGAGGATGAAGCAGTAATAGTTCCACTGTACGAAACATAAGATAACTCATCACCAGTATTGAATCTATGATATGGGAGATAAATTGATCTTGGTGGAATTGATTTTGTAAGGTTTGTGCTTCCAGCAGTTCCAACTACAACAGAAGAATACGTTGTTCCAATGCCAACAGAACCTGTTGCACTAAAGAATTGTGAATAACCTGTTTCTACATTCTTATTTTCTAATTTTTTGTTTACATTGAACGTAAACTTCTTAGAAAGTTTCGTTACGAGAGTGCTCTCTGTGTGTGCAGAACCTGTTGTACCATTCCTTGCCCTAAGGACACCATACTTGTTGTTAACACGGTCTACAGAGGTGATTAGGACCTCCTCAGAACCAAGTTTGATGGTATCATTCTTCTCAAATTTCTTAGTGCTTGTTGGTTCGGAAATACTAATAAAAGTGCTGAGTCCAGTTACTGAAGTTGTACCAAGAGCAACAGACAGGGAAGCATTAATTGTATTGACTCCGACAACTCTAAATCCTTCTAAGTCTTTATACAGAGAAGAAGAGATTCCAGAGATTTCTACAGTGTCTCCATTTACAAAGTTATGAGCGACTGTTGTAAATCCAGTAATTGTATTTTCTTTGACCGAGAATGTAACATTATCAGATACGATATCAGAAGTTGCTATTGATACAATAGTCTTACCTAGCACCTCTTTAATTACACAATCAAGTTCATTCTGATTGAAAGTAAGAGATTCTCCTACTTTATAAGATGATCCAGGAGATACAACATCAATTTGAGTAATTTTTGCAGAGTCTATTGATTCTACTTGTAATACTGGATTTGAATCCAGAGAATCAAAAAGGAATGGGTATTTTCTTGATGCCTCATTTAATCCGAGGTGCGATACATTTCTCTTATAAAGTCCACTGTTAGTATGAGCATCAGATTGGTCTACTAATACATTGTAATTGAATTCATCAGTTCCATTTCTATGCTTAAATGTTACATATGGATATGATAAGTTATCATTTAAGTCCAGAGTTGCAAAATATGCATAGGTTCCATTGGGGAAGTCTAAGTTGACAATATATCTTCCATTGTACTCATCAAGATCACCATTTGCATCATAAATGTAGTCTTGGGTGAAATAACCAGAACCAAATGGAGGTCTAAGTCCAGTGTTTGAAACTATATTTTCTGAGTAACTAGAATAGATCTTTTTGACTCCGCCAGTTCCAGAAGAATCTGGAATTGCCTTTCCATTTCCATATGGTCCATAGATTGGGTTTCCATCATAGGCCCAACCAATGATAGGAGAATGAGCAAGACCAGTTGTCTTTTCTTCATAACCAGATGAAGTCAATACTACGTTGTCATCAAGCAGACTTCTGTAGAATCTTCCAGGATAGAAGGTAGAAAGTTTCTTACCTCTAGAAGGAACTTCTGATCTTACTTGAACAGTATCTCTATACGTGGCAGAAATGACATTTTCATATCTCTTAAGATTATTGAACTTCCATTCATGAATTTCTGCATTTAACTTCGCACCTTCACCTGTTGGGGTAATCTTAATTGATGTATCGCTTACCTTATAATTCTTACCTGCGTCTAGAATATCTACAGATACAATCTGCCCACCAGAAATATTTGCCTTTAATCTTGCAAATGATCCAGAACCAACAACTTCCAGTTTTGGTGGAGTAGTGTATTCTGAACCAGCATTTGAAATGAATACGCTAGTTATAGTGCCATCAGATCCAACAATTGGTTTGATGTTTGCATTCTTACCAGTTAGGAGTCGGATTGCTGGTCTTCTCACATAATTTATGATATCGGTGACACCAAATCCAACACCACCCGACTGAATAAATGCTCCACTTACACCACCTTTAACACTTGCTGTTGCAGTAGCGTTGTAGTGTGATGGGATGGTTGTGCTTGATCCAATGGAAACAAGTCCATCAATTACAACCTGAATACTTGGGTATGCAAATGTGTGAGTTCCTACTCCAACATCGCCCAAAGATACGAATATCTTTCTATCGTAGTTTGTGCTTGTTATCGTAGATGCAGTTCCCGCATCACTTAATTTGAATCTATCTCTGTCAACAACTGTAACTTTATAGTATGAGGTTGTAGATAATCCAGAAATTGCAGTTCCATCTACGGAGTATACAACTTGATCACCATTTTTAAAGTCATGATTTCTTGCATAAACATAATCATCATGAGTGTTAATACCAACAAAAGTACTGAATAAGTCTCTCTGATCTGAAGGTGGGTACTGCTGAGCATCAATAGTTACCTTCTTATTCTGATATGAAGATCCACTATCCTTTACAATGATTCTATCAATAATAGTTCTAACCTGTTTTGATCTAATCGTATGGTCTTGGTTACCATAAGCATTAAAGTCAACCAGATTTGTTTTTGCTAAGGCTCTTGCTTTTGTTGTTGCAAGTGAGAATGAGGTATCACTCTTCTTCGCAATGTAGTAAACGTTATCACCAGACAGTCTAGTCGTAGAGAATCCTACGTTTGTGCTACCAATGCCAATTGGAGTACCAGACGCAACATAAACAACCTCTTCTCCATCTAAGAACTTGTGTGGGGTTGATAATGTGATGCTATCTGTAGATAAGTCTACATCAAAGTCAGTGAATGAAACAGTATGAGTGTAACCTCTCATTTTTGCTTCACAGACTGCACCAGATCCATTTCCACCAGTGATGTTGACTGATGGGACTTCTGAATAATTAAATCCTTTAGTTTCTAAAACAATCTCTTCAATTTGTCCGCTGAAGTTTGCATGAGCAACTGCTCCAGTACCAGAGTCATCAGTTATTAGCAATTCTGGTGGGTTGTTTATGTCATAACCAGTACCAGATTCTAATGCTGCAATTCCTTCAAGTTGGCCATAGAAAACAGAATCTTTTGAGATTGGTGAGTAAAGTTCCAATCCATTCAATGCGACACCAATTGGACCAACAATATTTCTATTTTCTTTGACTTGCTTTGGATTTCTGTATATTCTCTTAAAGTTGTTCTGGTTCTCAAGGTTAAGTCCAACTAAATCGGCAGGAGTTACAATATGCTGATCTGTAGTACCAATACCAGTCAGATCTACATTTGAATTTGTGTAGATTGAAGATGGACTTAATGTCAACTTAAAGTTATCATTATCAACTTTATTGACATAGTAGTATCCAGTTCCAATACCAGAAACACCAGATACTAATTGATAGTATATTTTCTCACCATTGAAGAAACCATGCTGAGAAATGTTTATAGTATCCGAAGACTGATTTATATCTGAGGAAGTAAATGTCTTTGCTCTGTTAGTTGTCTGGATTGACTCATACGATGGCAGACCAGAAAACGCAACATAAGTGTTTCTCTCTTCGTCAGTAAATGAATTCTGAATATTAGACAGTACTGAAGTTGAATTTAGAGTTGACTTGGCATAAGTAATATTTTTCTTTACAGTATACTCAACACCATATTGTAGTGTTCCAGAAGAAATTTGGAATATCAAATCGCTAGAAACATCATTAACCTCCACATTATCAACTACAACTGCATTTGTTGACTTTCTTAAGACACTAACTCTGTCTCCTTTGTGTAAGAAGTGTCTTACTTTTGTTGTAATTGTATTTGTAGATGGATCTACTACTTCAACATCTGTATATGATACATTATTGTAGAACCAATTGTTAAACTTTTTATCAGTGGGATCTACTTTTTCACCAAGATATTTTACTGATACTTCATCGCCAACTGAAAAATATTTTGTATTTCCTACATTTCTGTTGAATCCATTGATTGATCCAACAATTCTCATTTGACAAACACTTGCCGTATCAAAATCTTCAAATCCATATACAAATTGATCTCCAATAATTGGAGTGTTTTCTACTAATGAAGTTGTAAGACCGACACAACCAAAGAATTGGTTGTATGATTTGGATGTATAAGTTGCTTCTGAGTATTCACCTAAGGAATCTAAGTAGTAAAATGTTCCAGATTCTGGGAATCCGACAGTAGAATCTACAGTAACTACACTTTCGGTGCTAGTCAGACTGGTTACTTTGGTCTTTTTGCTAACATCAAAGGTATTGACAACTGAATCATTGGACAGTAAGAGTTTAAAATACCTCTTATTTCCCAAAAATACTTCTTCTACGTTAGAAATTGCTCCAGTAGCAGTAGGATTTGAAGTGGATCCTTGGAATAAAGTGGTTGAAATTAACTTAGTTGGATCACCAGAGATTGCTTCTACAATAATATCGTCAGTAACATTCCAGTCTGCTTCTGATGGAACAATAGTATTGTCAAAAGGTTTCAATATCTCAACACTTTTCCCAAACAAAACATTGAATAAAATCTTCAATGCAGTGTCAGTTCCCTTTGAACTATAAAAATCTTTTGCTCTGGAGAGAATATTTTCTACAGATACATCCTTAAACTGTCTGTTCTCAAAGCCTGGTAAGAATTGATACTTGAATTTTTTATAGAACTGTCCTAAAAACTGCAAACTAAGGTTTTGGACAGTAGCACCAGAATAGTGATAATCAATTTCTGTATCACTAAAAGTTAAAAATTCTGGATTGTTGCTGCTTTCAATTTTGGATATACCACTAAAACCACGAACACAACCAGTAAAGGAAGTTGCAGTTTTTCCAGTATACGTAATAATTTCATTGTCAATCTTAATTAGACCATAGGTATCTGGAAATCCTTCAGTCGTATTGACATTAATTACTTCATCAAGGTGATATGTGTCTTCAGTTAATGCTACTGGAATAGCAGCGTATACTATATCGGATATCTTAGAGATATCCTTTAAGTCATCAAGATTGTCGGCAAGATAAGTTGTACCATACTCATGCTCTTCTGAAGCATAGTACTGCTCTAAAAATTCCTTGAACAGAGGACTTTCACCCTGAATGAAATCTGGGATCTGACTGCCCAGAATATTAGAGATCTTTACTTTTTTATCTGCCATTTCTTATCTTGTGTATTTTTTGTTGCTGTTGAAACTTGATGGTGGTATATAATTCGTACCAGATCTATTAGATCCAGACGAAATCAAGTCCTCCTTGAGTGAGAGGATGCTATTTCCTGTAGTATCTAGGACAATATAAAGATTCTCTTTTGCGACAATATCATTTGATTCTGGAATTACCGAGATTTCAATTCTATTCTCCAGAACTGTTGATGTAATCGTGATTGGATACAGGATAATCTCCCCTCTTACATAATCAACAGTTCCTGCATTTGGTATTACTGTTCTAACCGTATTGTCGCTGCTTACACTGATGATTGAGATTGATCCTGTCGTTACATTGACCTGAACTGGTCTTGCTGAGAATATATTTGTAGCACCAGTTGAACTGGTAGCAGCAGTTCCTCCAGAAGAAACTGTTGGTACATCTGTGAGATAAAGTGTACCTTCAATACCATCTACGGTAAATCCAGAAGACTTGATATTAAATCCTTCTAGTTCTGCATGGAACTGGTTTCCGTAGCAAATCTCATAGTTCGCAAGAGCATTATATGCAGGAACCATGTTCCTTCTCATTACAACCTTTGTGATGTTTGATGTGATGGCAGAGTCAACTCTATCAATTTGGGACAGGAGTTTACTGTACTTGAATCTTCCACCAAAAGAGTTAATGTCTGCAGAGTCTGAATATGACTCAATTGCAGCGGAAATTCTGGAGTGTAGATCCTGGGAATTGGTGACTTGACCTGGATCGTATGATACAGTTGAGTCATACTCAACGTAAAGATACTTAAGATCAACAAACTCTTGCTTGATTCCAGCAATCGTGTACTTCTTCAGGTCATTCTTGATTGAATCTTTTGCAACATCAGACAAGAACTCACCATTTTTTGGCTTGACTGTAATAAAGACTTTGCCGTATTGTGGTGGATCTAACTCCTCTCCACCATATGCACTGACGGAATCAATATTGGGGTATAAAAATGGAATCAGACTGGTATAATCGTTCGCTGTAACCGCTCTGTACTGCGACGCATAGACCCTAGGAGCGAGGTATTTAACGTTGTCAATACTTTCTATGTCATCGCCATTTTCAGACGCCTGTGTGGTCGTTAAAACGGACACTCCAGATGTGATCTGTACTTCGTTTCCACCTCTCAAATAGACTAAGTTACCAGAGAAGTTGAAATTTGCAGCACCATCTGCTGCATCACCATTTGTAACAATATAACTTACATTAATAGTTGAACCATTTTCAGGTTTCTTGCCTAAGATGTTATCTCCGAAGAGAATCTGGTATTTTTCATCATCAATCTCCTGAACCAGGAATAATCTTGAGTTTGCATCAACATCAAAGATGTTTTTGTATACAGTATAGGTCTCAACTGCGGTAGATGTTACAGAAACACGAATCGTAGACGTATCAACATCAGAATTTGGAAGAATATACTTTGCATCTGGTTGAGAATAGTCAACTGTAAAGGACTTTCTCAGTAAATTGCCTTCGTAAATCTCAATATCGCTAAAAGAGGCGATTCCATCAGCATCTGGAGTGACTGTAATGTCCTCTGGGATGGAAAAAATGTAGTTTCCATTGACTACAGAACCTAAAGCGACAACTCCTGCCTTTAATTTGACTGCTCTGGCGGGAGTTCCGCTCACATCAACGGAAAAACTGATTCTTGCGACAGATGCTTTCTTTGATCTTGGCACATAACCAATGTTTCTCGCCAAAGAAACAACATTTTCACGTAAAGTAGCACTGTCAATGAAGGATTCATTCACCGCCATGTTGGTATTATAGGCGGTGATATAAGAATTATACGCTAAAGTATCAATCAGGACCGAAAAGTTTGATCCCTCAAAGTCAAAATCAGTAAAATTGCTATTGGCCCTCAGATAAGACTTAATCTGAGTCCTTAGATCATTGAAATCTAGATTTGTGAACTGATTGAATGACATTATACCCTAGTCGGTTGTAAGATAAACTCTATATTCTGCGTTGGAAAAGGCAATCCAGTGATATCATACTCAATTCTTATGTACAAATCGTTAGAATCTGGTTGAGAATCAATGTAAACGTTGGTCAATTTGATTCTTGGTTCAAAATTCTTGAGTAAGGTCTTGATTTCCTCTTCTAAAAATGAAGAAATGTCTGAATTATTCAACTCAAACATTGAATCTTCAATGGATGTGCCAAGCAAATCATTAAAAAATCTCTCATTG